CTTGATTTAGGTCGTGTTTCATGGGCTATAAGCATACTTACTGTCATAGGACATTCATGTTGGTCAGCTTATAATAAGCTAGCTGTTGACCTTTTTCAGCTTGCATCCGCTCTTTCTGCTGTTGCTGCTGCTCACGGCGTAGCTCTTGGAATGAAAGCTAACACTGAACCGGACAAAAAATGAATGAAGCATTGAAATTTGATAGAGTAGGATTGAATTTAACCGAGGAATGTGAAGACCTTCGTTTAGAGGCCTATCCTGACCCCGGTACTGGCAGTGAACCTTGGACTATTGGCTGGGGTCATACTGGTCCAGAAATTCATAAAGGAATGAAAATCACACGTTCTGCTGCTGAGATGTATCTCATGCAAGACATTGAGCGTTGTGAGACTGCTATATACGGACTTGTACAAGTTCCACTTACCCAATATGAGTTTGATGCCCTTGTTGACTTTATTTTTAATGTTGGCGTAGGGCATTTCAAGTCTTCATCATTATTGAAATATATTAATGAAGGCAACATGGCCGAGGCTGATGCTGAGTTTCAGAAATGGGATAAAGCAAATGGTCGAGTATTACCCGGATTAGTTAAACGGAGAGCCTTAGAAGCTGCTTTGTTAAATGTTTAACCTATTACTTCCATTTTTATCCGCATACAAGCGTTGGCTTGAAATAGGGGCTATTGCTTTGGTTTTTTCTGGATGTGTGTACGGTATACATACATACGACAAATATCAACAAGGAATTGGCGAAGCTCGTATACAAGCCTTGTGGGATAAGGAAAAGATTGAAACTGCAACTGTAACGTTACAGCGCACAAACGAATTGCAAAAGGAGAAAGATGATGCCCTTATCCAAACTGAGATACACCGCAAAGCTTTATTGTCTCTTGCCACTACTGCTAGCAAGTCTAGTCGGTTGTTCGACACCACCCTCGCAACCAGCCTTGCAACCGAGTCTAAAGCTTCCAGAGATGCCCTTACCCAGTACACCACAACCCTCAGTGCCGTACTCTCAGAGTGCCAACGAGCATATACAGGAATGGCAAAAGAAGCTGACGGTCACGCCTCAGACTCCTTAATGTATCAACAAGCGTGGCCTAAATGAGAATAAAGAATGTGCCCAACAAGGAACAGGCCGCTTCCTTTCATAAGCACATATTGTATTGGCAACAAAAACTCAATCTAAAAGATTGGCGCATTGAAAAGATCAACAGAGTTCCACGGGGTGCGATGGCCTGTGTGAGCTTTGACTCAGAAGCTAGGCTGGCTATGTATCAGCTTGGTGATTTTGGTAGCGTGGAAATCAATGAAGAGTCTTTAAAAGAGACAGCACTTCATGAAGCATTGCACATCTTGTTGTATGACTTGCGACATTCAAAAGAAGATGAGGGTGTCGAGCATCAAGTCATCAACGTCTTGGAAAAGCTACTCATGGAGTTGTGATGGAAGACTTATCTTATTTAACGCAATATGCTACAGTTCGACAGCTTGATTATTTAGAAGCTATTAAAAAACATGGCAGTAACAATAAAGCTGCTAAAGAACTAAATATCAATCGGCGCATTATTGACCGAGCAATTAGACAACTAAAGTTTGTTGCTGCTACTCAAGGTTTATCCCCTGACCATGACATGGTTCACCCTGTTCCAGAAGGGTTTAATGTCAAAGGTGTCTCCACTTATTATGGTGATGACGGTAAGGTCAAAGGCCAGTGGGTAAAAACCACCGCTGCTGCTGACAATGCTCTCAAGATTCGTGATGCTTTTGTCGATGCCATGCGGGATGATTTACCCCGTTTTGACCCTATCAGCAAGAACGTCATTACCGAGGCATCTTTGCTGAATGTTTTTGTGTATGGCGACCCTCACATTGGCATGAGAGCATGGGCTGATGAATCGGGCGAGAACCACGATTTAGCCTTGGCTGAGACCTTGTTCACAGAAGCTCACAAAGACCTCGTAAAACGCTCTCCAGCGGCATCCACGGCGATTATTTTGAACCTTGGCGATTACTACCATGCTGATGATGGCCGTAACGTCACTTTACGCTCTGGTCACAACCTAGATGTTGATGGCCGCTATCAAAAGGTGCGTAAGGTTGGTTTCAGAATCTTGCGGTCCATGATTGATATGACATTGGAGCGCCACGATCAAGTTATTGTGTGGAATATTCCCGGCAACCATGATGACTTTTCAGCCATCGATCTCAGTTTGTGGCTGGAGATTGCTTACGAGAAGGAGCCACGGGTACAGGTTGACACGAACCCATCGAAGTTCTACTTCTACAAACATGGGAAAACTATGCTTGCAGCGACTCACGGTGATACTTTGAAGCCCGATCAAATGCTTGGCGTCATGGCTTCTGACAAAGCAGAGATGTGGGGTTTGACGAGCTTCAGGTACGCTCACATTGGTCACGTTCATCATAAGACCATGAAAGATTTACCGGGTGTTGCTGTTGAGACTCATCGGGTTTTACAACCAAGCGATCTGTACGCTCATTCACATGGTTATCGCAGCCAACGAGATGCTACTTGCATAACATACCACGATAAGTTTGGTGAATACGCTAGAACGGTTGTAAACCCGTCTATTGTTAGCTAAGAATCTGGCGGCTGGAGTAATATTCTCCCATAGCCGCCATTTCGTCATCGCTGATAGGTGTAGCCATGTCGAACAACTCACCTGACTCAGCCAGCTCATAAATCTCGTCTATGAGCGCATCCAGTTCCTCTTGAGTGCCTTCAAAGTCATCAAAACAACCGGGTGCGAATTCGATCTTTAGTTTTTCCATAGTGGCCTCTAAAAAATAGGGGTACTTGCTTTCGCTTTCCCCCCTAAGTCCTATCAGGACAACTGCGGAACCACTATATCACTTTGGAATGTCAGAAGGGCAGATCGTTGCCCATGTCATCAAACCCTGAGCCGCCACGACCAGAAGGTTCGCTACGGCGTGTAGGTTGGCTACTTTGACGGGCAGGACGGTCACCATCGAACGGTTCACGAATCGACACCTTGCCGTCCCAATTACCCGCTGGGATCGTATCGAGGTTCAGCCACTTGTCACCCTTATCGCCTTCAAAAAATGAGCCTAACTTTGCATAGCGTTTTTTCTTTTCGCCATTCTGTTCATACTCACCAACAACTGCCACTAAATCAAATCGTTTAAACATATTAAGCTCCTTTTGCTTTCTTCAACGCTGAACGTACTTTGGAATCAAGCTGATTAAACAGCCACACTTTTTGGTCAGCCTCTAGTGCTGCCTCTTCTATCATTGCAAGAGCATTGGCCGCTTTGCCATCAGTCACAAGGTCAGTGGTTGTCGCTGCCATGTCTCGCAAGAAGTCTTTCTCGTTTTCGTCAATGGTGTCTTCACCAATACCGCCCCGAGGTGTTACAACAGGGGAGGGTCCTTTTCTAGCCACTTCACCCTCTTCTGGAAGGTCTTCACCCGCGTATATATAGAGACCCAAACCATGCAAGGACACCGCTTTGGTCATGCAACGCATGATGGCCGTGTTAACTGCAAAGCTATCAGGGTTAAGAATAGGCTTGTTGCGGTAGTCCATAACAGGCAACTGACAGGTCATTGGCTTGTCAAACATGGTGACGGTTACCCATACCATTGCCGTGCCGTTGATGTCCATGTAGCACTTGTCATTGAACATCTCAACCTTGAATGTGGCCTTTGGATCGGCCTTTAACACCTCTGACCAAGCCCAAGCCCAGCTTAGGTATGTCAGGTTGTTTTTACGCTCTGTATGGTCGTTTACGTTAGTGGCTAGTAGGTTCTTGATCTGTTCCATTTACTTTTCCTAATTTGTTATACATTTCTGCGGTAATTTCATTCATTGCTGCCAATGCTTGTTTGAACGATTCAACTGAAGCACGTTCAACTACATACTGAATCTCTTTTTGCAATTCAGGAAGCAGCGCCAGCACCTTGTCACCACCGTCATAAGAACCGCCTAATGAAATCCTCATCAAGTAGCTTTCAATCTCTTTAAATATTTCATCTATTCTCATTTGCTTTCCAATAAATGATTTAGATGATTAATCTCATGATTTTGGTCATCTATTACTTTGCATAAGTGACGCACTTGGCTTTCAAATGCACCCAGCTTGTATTTCATGCGGTCAATCTCTTCATTCTCATTACGAAAATGTTGATTTGCATAATGCTCGATGCTGCTAACAATAATATTTGGATTAATTTTCATGATTTAAATATGTAAAAGATAATAAGAAATAATGCAAAACCACCGATTATAAAAGCGGCTGACTTAATGTTTTCAAAGTCTTCCATACCTGTATTAGATATCTTAAAGATAGCTTGACCATCAGTTTCAAACCGGCACTCGTCCAATGTACGGGGGGTGCGTAAGTGTGTTGCTTTCATTCTTCATCCTTTGCTTGTGCCAATCTGACTGCCATCATTTTTTCATTGTTGAATTTTCTATAAATTCTAAAAATTTCTTCTTGAAGATCATCAAATTCTTTACTTAATTTATTGTATTTATTAAACAATTCATCAGGAATTTCAATCAATTCACCTGTTCCATATCTATCTTCTTTTTTATGTAAGATAAATTCTGGATAACGCTCGTCAGTATCAATCCATACAATCATTTTCCGTTCCTTTCGTATAACTCAGTTCTTAAATAAACACACAAATCCAATACTTCTTCGTAAGCGTCTTGTAAAGTATCCCGCCCGTTATGAGGTTGTAGGGGGGTCTTGTATTTCTGACGGCCAAAGAAATCTCTGGCAATCATGTCTTTCATGACTAAATCCCAAGCGGCTGGGTATTTGTTGGGGATAGGATCAGGCTGTTCCATACATTGTCCAAGCTAGGTGTTGTTAATAATTTCTTTCGAGCGCGGTAGTTAGCCGCTATCTGTGCGCGGGTCAGAGTTGACCGCTTCGCATCAGGTTTCTTGCCAATCATAAAGATTGGTTTGCAATCACGTCCCTTGCTGTCTTTTTCCCAATCAGCAATATGGACCGCCCTTGCTTTGTGAAGCGCCCTCGTGTATTGATACACGGTTTGCTTGTGCAATCCTGTTTCTTCTGCAAGCTCGTCAGCAGACCTTGTGCCTTCCAATAGCAGCTTAATCAGGATCGCATAACTAAACGCATTGACTCTTACCACGACAATATCTTCCATTCACGTTCGTCACGGCCAGCTTTAGATTTGACGTGGCGACCAGTTAAGACCACTACACCGCCCCGGTGCATCTCACCAAGCCTACGAGCGATTTGAGCGCCGTTTAGCCCTGTTACTTCTGCAATCCCATCCTTGCCCATAGGCCCGTGAGCGCGTAAAGCTTTAAGGATGATTTGGTAGTGGCTGGCCGCTACTTTATTGGCTTGTTGGGCCGCTAATTTGCTTGTAACGGGGTCTGTGAGTCGGGCTTTGGTAAGTGCCCACAATTCTTTAAGCATTACTTTCTCCTATCAAATAATTCATCATGCACCTTCTCCCAAAAGTTAGGGAACAGGTTGTCCAAGATGAGAACAAAAACAAAAGCTATAAAACCTGCCATTAAAAAGAATGTGAAGTCTTGCATCAGAACATCACCAGATCGAAGTAAGCCCTCACGAACTGTTTAGCAGCTTCAAAACGGCCACGGCTTCGTGCTAGTCGATACATAGTCTTTGCGTAATCCATGCGAGTCATGTGTTCTTCTCCTCTTTTGCGTATTTGCCACAAGTGCATTTAAGACCATTCCAGAATCCGCAGAACAACAGCTTTTTTGACCCGCAGTCCGTTTTCCATTCGTATCTCGAAATTTTTTTCCAAACACATTCAGTCATGTTTAGCCTCCCTTAATGCTTTAAGTTCATTTCTCAGGCGTGTGTAGAGAGGTCGCCATTCGTAAGGAATATGGTCACAAGCCTCTTCCTGCGCCTCATCAATGGTTCGATAGCGGCATGGATACCAATTTGTCCATTCGGTTACTACACCATCTTGCATCCGTCTTGCTTGTCGTTCTTGCCACGCCACAGGCTCACCCTGCTTTTGCTTTGGTTGTGCCAGTGCTTCATGAATGACAGTTCCTGCCGCTAAAAGCGCAGTGGTGATAACCATGTCGTGGTCGTAATCTGGACGCGGTGGAACGCTCATAGTCCAACTTTCTGAACCCTCACAAAGTGCCGCTACTTTCGCGTGGGCTTTATTGATGTTCTCCAGCGCCATGCGTAGGGCTTCGTCTTTATTCATTGCTATTTCCCTTTCAGTTTTTTCTGCCAACAAAAGTTACAAATCCACTTACTACCCATATCAACGCCACCTGCTTGCTCTTTTTTTTCATTACATCGGCTACATTCTTTTAGGGGGCGTGTATTTTTAAGCCCACCGGGCAATCCGAGGGCTGTTTTTAAAAAGCTCATTAGTCGTACATCCGATCAATAGCGGCTTGATTAGCCTCGTCCCAAAGGACAGATAAAAGTTCTTCGTAAATGGTTTCCATGTCAGCGTCACTCAAAAGCTCGTTAATGTTGACGCCTTTGTAGAAAACATTGACAACTTCAACGTCATCCCAAGAGGGTTCGTATTCGACCTCGATGGCCGCATTGTTGTATCCAATTGTTTTCATGCTGTCACCTCAATTTGAACGGTGGAAGCAACACGGTCAGCCGTGGTCTTGAAGCAAGCAAGAATGGTTGCCCATTCGTTGACCTGATCCATAGACCATTCGTGTGTGTGGTTGGGTTTGTATTTTTCCAAGTAGGCTGCTGCCCGTTGGATCATGTGCAAGTCGATGCTATTCATATAAGTACTTTCGTATCAAACGTCCCTGCGATGTGCTGAACGTGACGCTAGTATAACCACACTTATCAATCACGGTCAACACTATTTGTAAAGAATTGTAAAGTATAGGTCTGCCTAAGTTGTGATAACATAGCGCATCTTATAGGAGTGTGTATGGAATTTTCAAAGGAAAAGGCGATTCAACTTGCTGGTGGTCAGCAGCGTCTTGCAGAGCTACTAGGCATCAGCCAACCATCGGTGAGCCAATGGAAAAAGAATGTGCCTATTGCGAGGGTGTGGCAGTTGCGTGTTTTGAAGCCGGATTGGTTTATTTTGAAAGAAGCTGAACCAACCTAAATTTTTGTGATACAGTTCGTTCCGTTGCCGTGAGAAGCGACAGATCAGAAGCCGTTTACACATGCTCTCGCCCTTGGTTTTTACTTTAGGGTTCTCACCGAGGGCAGTTGTAAGCGGCTTTTTTTTGTTCTCTTGCATTTAGACAGTTTTTTTTTAACGAAAGTAAATCTTGAAAGGAAGTTATGTATGCGACCGTACTCCAGACGAAACCAGAGAGCCTACATGGGCTGCTTGGAAGAGAACATAGGGCAACGATCCACCCCGTTGATAACCCTCCTGAACTGTTTGCGAGGTATCAGACAAGTTAAAGGGACATGGTGATGACAAGACCTTTAACGAATGAATCGCATCCTCAAGGGGAAGCTGGTGCTAAAGCATGGGCTTGGTGTGAGAGCTTCTCACCCTTGGGGAACCTATGGGAAAACGAAATGGAACCTTTTGAACAATTCTGGGAAGCATGGCCGAAGTCAACTCGCAAGGGCGCTAAATCAAAGTGTCGGCAGAAATGGATAAGTGCCGACTATTCCAAAGATTTAGAGCAAATCATCAAGCACGTTGAATGGCTAAAGACTACAGACGATTGGAAAAAACAAAACGGGGCGTTTATTCCGGCACCGCTTGTCTATCTCAATCAAGCAAGGTGGGATGGTGCTGAAGTTCCTGAGCTTAGAAAGCCTGTAGACACGCTTAAAACCATCCAAGAAGAGCGTGAAAAGACCGTGCCTATGCCAGCACATATCCGTGAGAAATTAAACGCATTGAGAGGGAGAAAATGAATGAGTTGGCTTTATTCGCAGGCGCTGGTGGAGGAATACTTGGGGGAAAACTTCTCGGATGGCGAACAGTCTGCGCCGTTGAGTGGGAACCCTATCCCGCAAGCGTATTGTGCGCCCGACAAAATGACGGTCTTCTCCCGCCTTTCCCGATTTGGGATGACGTTCAAACCTTTGATGGAAAAACTTGGCGAGGAATTGTTGACGTTGTATCTGGGGGATTTCCATGCCAGGACATATCAGCAGCAGGAAAAGGCGCAGGAATTGATGGAGAACGAAGCGGAATGTGGCGAGAAATGGCGCGCATCATTCACGAAGTACGACCCCGATTCGTGTTCGTGGAAAACTCACCAATTCTCACTTCTCGGGGACTTGGACGAGTTCTTGGAGACTTGGCCTCAATGGGGTTTGATGCGAAATGGCGAGTGTTGGGAGCAGCGGACATTGGAGCAAACCATCAGAGGGACAGAATCTGGATTTTGGCCAACTCCAACCGTATG